GCTGAAGCAATTAGAGTAGAGCCGTCACCACCTGTGTAGGCAGTGTTGAACGCACGGTTGTAAACGTTAGCACCAACGATTTCCTTTGTCTGACGCATTGAGAAAGCTAGGCTTTGGGCCTTGAGCTTACCAACTACATCATACTGGTCGTCATCATAAATCTCACGAGTGATGATAAAACCAAGGGCATACACCACATGGTTGTACCGGCTGGTGAAACCTTGACGGCTAGAGTCAAAGGAAACAGGAGCGCCTTCGGACTTTACAACAGCAAGGCTGAAGTATGAACCACCGACATCTTCTTCAAACGCTTTACGCGAGGTGTTCTTTTCGAACAGTTTATCCCATTCAACGGGATATTGGTTGTACGCATCACCGTACCAGGTATTTACACCTGGCCATAGGGCCTTTGCGAAACTACCAGTATTAACAATACCAGTCATATTATCCTCCTATTAGACGCCAGTAGCGCCAGTACCACCACCAAGAGTAGCGTTGTTAATCTTAACAAGCACTTTAGTAGCAGCGCCAGTTGGCTCATTGTCAACACGGTTTACCGAGCCTAGGATCTTCCACTGTAGAGTGGCAGTCGCAGCCTTGGTAGCCATGTCAAGAGCAGCAGCCGATGCGCCGGTGGTTGTTGAACCAGCTACGGTAGACAGATCGGCATTGAGGCCGATATCTGCTACAGCAAACGAATACGAAGCATTAGCGCCAGTGACGGCTTCAACTTCATACACTTGAGTGGGATCATCATTCACAAGAACATACTGGAATGTAGAGGCAGGACGATAAACTGGCGTATCGAGGGTGATGGCACCAGCAGTCATAGACCCAGAGACTGGATCCATTTTAGCGGGAAAAACACCAACTACAACACCCAGAACAGCAGCGCCCTGAGTTGCCTTGGTAACAGAAGCCACACCATTAGTGTGACCAGCGCCATCAAGTTTGACTGGATCGCCTACGAACAGCGCAGTGGCGTCCGAGGCTAGAACAGCATAGATGTGACCCTGACCTTGCATCGAGCCACCAACGGCGCTCGAAGAAGGGCGGAAGCCACTAATTTTAGAAGTATTGGCCATAGCCTATCCTTTCAATTTAGATTGTGAGGACTCACCCACGGCCTAAGAAACTTAAGACCGAGGAACGTAATCCCCAGGTTTAACTTGTTTCATAGTTTGTTCTGTATCATCGACTCGTTGTTGTTTTACAGCTTGATCTTCTTTGTACCATTCTTCTTTGATACGCATAACGACCGCTTTAGTACCTTGACCGACAGAAAGATAAGAACTAGAACCGGGTGAGGATGTAGTGTCCACACGTTTATCTCCAACACGTCCTAGCTTTTCCTGGGGCACAATTTCATAGCCACGCTCTTGGAATTCTAGCACACGGTCTTCAACATCGTTGACAATACGGTAGACGAATCCAGGTTCCTTGTTACGGATTAGAAGCCGATTACGGCCTTCTACTGGGACTCGACGGGGTCGGGCACTTGCCACTTCAGGGGTTGTATTTCGAGACATTTTAATCCCTTTCTAATTACTTGATACCCTTCGCGGCCTTAAGCTGCGAAATGTATTCTTCTTTTGTCAAGACTTTGGTACTAACCAACGTATTCATGATTCGACGTTCCTGGTCAGATAGTTCGAAATCATCCTTCTTAGAGCCTGAGGCTTTTTGTGACCCACTCTCCACTGAGGGAGCGTTGCTCTTGTTAGGATTGGTAAACTTCTGAGGGAATTCTTTTTTAACACCGTCCTCAACTTTCTTGAGTACTTCTGATGGAGACAGCCCTTGTGCAGAAAGGGTGGTCCCATAGTCATCAGCCCACTTGCGCATGTAACCAACAGAAGTATACCATTGGTTACGGTTGGACCATGCAGCAAATTCAGGGTGTACTGTAGGAGTATCGACTGGTACACTGTCTAGTTGTTTTAAACGTTCTTGTTCTTTTTCAACAGACTTAATTTCGCTATCAATTTTATCGAAGGCTTCACCATCAGCATTTGTAATTGCTTCTTGGCGAGCTTCTTTGAGTTGCTTGAGAGCCGCATTAACAGCAGCTTCTTCTCGAACGGTGTAATGTTGCTTAAGAGCATCAATAGCCTTACGCACATTTTTAATCTCTTTTGACTGAGTCTCAATCTTATCAAAGAGAGGTTTACGGCGTACAAATTCTTTAGCATCAATGAAGTCGTCTTCTTCGCCTTCAAATTGATCCTTGGGACGCCAACCCATATCAAGAGCTTTTTGCTCAATTGGAGTTAGTTCAGGAGGAGTGTTTTCCTGAGGAGTGCCATCTTGTGGCTTAGTTTCTTCAGTCATAATTAGTCCTTAAATACACAAATAACATCTTCGTCATTGATGACTAGTAGGTTTTTACCTTCGTTATCGGGATCAGGAAAGAACTTCCCACCGAACTTGGCATAACCAATAACATCACCAACTTCTAAATCTCCTACATAATCGGGGTGGCATTGTTTGCCAATTTGAAGAACAGTGCCTTGATCGACATTGATTTCTTCTTTCCGTTCTGTAGTGTCCAACAGTTGAATACCAACTGCTTTTGCTGAAGCACGAACTTTGTCGTGTTCTTCAAGAGACTTAGGACGAATTAGGATTCTACAACCCTTGACTTCAATCATTTTCGAATACTCCCAGAATATCTAGGTATGCTTGTAAATAACCTTGTTTGTATAACACCGTGTCTAGGGATGAATGAATAAGTTCTTCCTTGACAGCTTCATAACGATCTAGAATTCGTGCTTTGAATTCACGTGTTATTTCTTGGTGCTTCCACTCTTGGTAGAGGTCGGTTTCTTGGCTAATTTTGCTTTCTCCTTCTCTTGAGTCATCTTTTGCTCATGGGCTACTTGGTTATTCTGCAGAGTTTGCTGGCCCTTAGCCCTCTCTGTAGCGGCAAACACATTTGCCATTTGAATATCTGATGCTGCTTTAAGCATAGCGGATTCTTTTTCCATCTGCATTTTCTGTGCATGTTCCTGCGCGTCCATTTGCATTTGCTGCTGTTTGTCGCGGGACTTGAGTTCCATATCCATTTGCTTAGATTGAACATCGACAGCAGCTTTTTGCTGATCGGCTTCCATCTTAGCTTTAATAGCCATAAGTTTGGGATCTGGAGGAGGAGGTGGAAGTTGTCCACTTTGCTGTACTTGTTGAGAAAACAAGTCTTGCCAATTGGGTTGTTCTTGTGCTTCTAGCACGCGAGAGAACACCTTAATAGGATCCAGCATTCCTGGAACCATAGGTAAGATCTCTAAGAGCCCTTGAGCTTTTAACAGCTTTTCAGTCTGAGACACTGCTGTGGGATCTGCACCAGGACAAATATCATAAGACTTTAAATCAAAATCTTCAGGATTAACAGTTGTATCTAGCACCGCAACATATTTATTTGGGTCTAAATATTGGTTGTTAAGTTTAAAAATCTTCTTAAATTCTTCACTAAGAGCACGGAAGATACGCTTATAAACAGCAGTGAATACTTTCATTCCCTGCTCAATAGAAGCCATTGTAGTTGTGGCAGGTGTGTTTTGACCGGGCATCTTTCCAACAAAGATCTCCGCCACACTAGCAAGTTCTTTACCTGAGGTAATTAAACTCCCCATCAGTTGAAATAAAACTGCTGAAGGTTCTTTAGCTGGAAGAGGAACAATTTGTTTTCTTAGGTCATCACCAGTAGCATTAACTGGTTTCCATTCTCCTGGTTGGAAACGGGCATCACCCATTTTCATACGCAGGCCTTTACCAATGAAACCACTCTGTAAATTGCTTAAGGAGCCAGAATCTACAAGTTGATTGATAAGAGTATTTACTGACTCATTAAGTGGACCAAGTAGGACACCAAAGCCAATATCATAAAAACCGCCATCTGGGTTAGGAACAAAGCCAAACTTGGTGTACATTTGAAGCGGCTTAACTTTAACAATAGTTTTGTTATCATCACCTAGGGTTACATCATCAATGTTAAACCGAGGGCTGATCCTCAAAACTTTACCAAGTTGCCGATCAAACGTTACAATATAAGGAATAGCATAACCAGTCTTTTCGATATCAAGGAACGTATGTTGCTCGATAATTTCGTAAGGAGTGGTGTTGTCTTGTGTAGTGTTGGAATCAATGCGCTGACGCTCAGGCATAGGAGCATCACCCAAATCTACATCTAGATAAATCTTTTGGAGTTGTCTCTCTTTAAGTTTGCGAGGAGAAATCTCAATGATTTCTGAAATACGTTCACAATCTTCTAGGTTCTTTGTCCAGTAGTTGACAACAATATTCTGGGGGAGAACACATTTAGAGACAATACGGTCATCCGCTTTGTCATAGAAAGTCTTCTTAAATACGGTACCAACAACAGGAAGCATCATGAGCATCTTGTCCATGTCTTCTTCCCAACCATCCATCTCGTGCATTAGTTGGTAGGACATGTACTCAGAGACACGCTCTGACTTCTCATACTTTTCACCAGTAGGGTCTTTGCCAATAACAATAGATTTGACAATCTTACCATTACTAGGAACAAGACTTGGATAAGCACGTGCAGCAAACTGCATAGCTGCGGTAGAAAGAAGAGGATATTTAACATTGCTAGCATTGGACCAGGGAAAACTTTTGTTCTCCCTGGCTTGCTTGGCAAGGTCAATCCAATCTTGTAGACACTGTTCCCAATCAGCACGGCTACGTAAATCAAGCTCAAAGCCTTCTTTACAATCCATGCCAATCTTATTAAGCTGTTCTTCTGTGAGTTTTTCAGCCAAATTACTCATCTGAAGCATAGCTTCAAACGAGGTGTCTTGTTGGTTCTCAATATCCTGTTGTGGCACTTCGTCCATCATAGTTGTATCCGCTGGATTCAAGTTCATTTAAATAAAATTCCTCGTCTTCTTCCTCTTTGGTAGGTGCTTCCACAAGAGTGTTTAGTAATAGACCTAAATATGCAAAGGCATCTACCTGGTCATCGTGAGTATCACGGGGAAATCTAGTAAGTTCATCCTCAAAAGTAGGATACCAATCTGCTCCCTTGTCAAATTTCACACTTTTAGCACGCATACGGGCTTGAATAGATTTTGCTCGTGCAATTTTATCCTTACCACCATGCTTAAGCTGCACAAGGTTGGGATAAACGTTCTGTTGAATCATCTCTTCACGAAGAAAAGGGCCAATTGATTTGGAAACCTGCATTTCTTCAATGCCAAATAGCTCAGGGTTGTACACACGTTGTAAATCTAAGATCATATCCACGATTTCTCGGCCATCTAAACGTTCACGAATGACGTTTTTAACGTGAATGATACGATTTTCATCAATTCCTGCAATGATAAAGACAGAATAGTCAGCTCGTTCTGCTTCTGAAATAGCCAAATCAGCCGTAATGTAGTAGTTGAGCTTCATTTGCTTGTCTTCATCAGACAAATGCATGAAATCACCACGTTTAAAGTAAGCTACTGACTCATCTAGAGGGACATTAAGGTATTCTTGAGAGTAAACATCTGGCATACCCATGCCTGTATATTCTGCACGCTTCTCTCTAAGAGTTTCAGCACTGTGTTTTTCAGGCCAAAGTACGTGACTAAAATCTTCTGTGTGGGCCCGATATTTAATACCAAGCCATCCATTGCGTTTTACTTCACTCCAAAGCTTTAAGGGATCCTGGTGACTCCATCGGTCATACTGTTTGGGCATTAGCCGTTCAAGCAAGGAATCCATATGAAGAATAGTACCAACAACACGGATAATTCCCTTTGAAGAAATACAAGGTAGGAGAGCAGAATAAAACCATTTTCTCATTTTCTCCCGACGATCCTTGTTCATAACAAGTTCATCGTTTTCCATATCATCACAAAGGATAATGTCAGGACGTGTTCCATTCCAAATCAGTCCCCGTAGTTTTTGTTCTGCACCTTTGGCAATGACACGAAATTTGTGTCCATCTTCCATTTCAACGACAATGTCAGTTTCAGTTTCTTTGATAAACTGTACTTGTCCTTTTTCATTTCTCTTCAGGCCAAACAGTTCGACTAAGGCAGTATTCTCTTGCAATTGTTCTTTGAAGTATCCAAGGAACATTGCTGCCTGGCTCTCCGTGTCCGACACCAGCAACATAAATTTCCTCTCTCGAAAGAGGAGAGTCGCTAAACCATAACTCACGGTCATACCAGTTGTCTTGGCATGGCCCCGAGGGGCAGCCAACGCGACCATACGATTTTTTGATGTAAATAGTCTCCATCCTTCTTTGTGAAAATCAGGGGTTTTAACAGCGTCGTCGAACTTGCTCGACAAGATACTTCCGACGAAGCCTTCAACGACTTCTGCTGTTAACATTTACTTTTGTAAGAGTTCGGTTTTACGTGAGCTAGAGAAACTAGTACCAAGCCAGAAGCCTGTAATAGCACCAAGTACACCAGAGATAACTGCTGATACAACCATAATTTTGATTTCTGTGGCAAAGTCATTCTTACCCATAATACCAAGTACAGTGAGTACAACAATGTAAACCATTGGTAAGAGAGAGGCTGTGACCCAAATAGCAGGTTGCTTCCAGAACTCTCCTGCTACCTGGATGCTTGCACCACGGGCAGCTTCAATACCTTCGGAATTGATTTGTAGCTCATACCAAACATCCTGAACGGCTGTGTGAACAGCAGCAATAACCTCAGGATCCTTGGACTCTAGTTTCTCTACAAGTTCTTGTTCATTGGTAGAACCTGTGGCAGCTTTAGCTGCATTCACCACAATTTGAGCAGCCTTGGCATTTTTCTCAGCTTGTGGGCTGTTACCAAAAATAGAAATGAGGCTGGGTACAGCTTCAATAAGTGCCGGTAATGCGGCTGCAATAAATGGGAGCATTATAGTTTCACTTGTAGTTGATCCGGAACTTGAAGGCTTTTGCGTTTGAAAAGACTCAAGATCCATTGCCAAAGTTTAGAAAGTAACTGTGATGACATCTGGCACCTGTAGGGTAGCTTCTGTGACAGGAATGTCAAAAGCTTTTTCTACTGATACACCATTTTTGGTAACACGAGCTAGGTAACCTGGACCTTCTGGAACCAGAGGAAAGCTTGCGCCTTGACCACCAGTAGTGTCGACAGAGGACACAACAGCGCCATTTTGCAGAAGTTCAATGTGATAGGGGGTGTCTACAGTACCGACAGGAAATACCTGGGCACGTGTGGTAAACTCTACGACTACAGTTTTAGTTGCCATTATCTTTTCTCCCGTTTGGATGTTTGACTTTTGAGCGAGCCATCGCGGTTTCTTGCAAATGATCGATTGCTATGTTGAGACGTGACGCGCGTATTGCTTCGTGCATTAGAGCCTCCTTTTGAGAGGGGCTTAGTGTGATCCAAATCTTTGCCATCTCCTCTAGCAACACGTCCTTC